CTTGACGCGAGGGAATCCAAGAAGGCAGGCGTTCCTGTTGCAAAGCAGAGGGATCTCCTTCGCCGCCTCGGACAGCGGGCAGAAGCCGCCGGGATCAGCGTTCTCTACTGACCTCTACCGACTGCCACCGGCTACTATGGTGGCAGGAGAAAGACCGATATGCCCCGCAATTCCAAAGCCCCCGCAGCCCCTATCCGGTGGAAGGAAGACCCCCCGGAAGCGTGTCAGCGCGGGGCTGCACCCAACAACGTGGCCCTTCTACGGGTTCTGCTGGACCTGTGGCTTCGCGGCGGAGAGCCCGGCGAGGCCCGCACCCAGAAGGCGCTCTGCGAAAAGCTGGGGGTCATTCCCCAGAACCTTTCCAACTGGAAGGCCAACCATCCCGGAAAGCGGCCGGAGCCCTGCCCCTGGTGGCTGCTGCTGCGGCTGGCCTGGGAGGTGGACGTGGTGATCGTGATCGACCCCGAAAAGGGGGCGCAGATCTACAACAAAAAGAAAGAGGCCGCTCTTGTCTCTTGAACCGCTCCTGAAGTGGACGGGGAGCAAGCGCAAGCTCGCTCCGGTGATCCAGCGCGCCTATGATTGCGCACCTGCAAAGGGATATGTGGAGCCCTTCGCGGGTGCCGCCTGTGTCTTCGGATACCGGTATGGGCTGGACCTGGACCCCCAGAAGGTGGAGGTGGTTCTCGGAGACGACAACGCCCGGTTGATGGCCTTCTACCGGCTGGTCAGGGGGCAGGCTGCGGACATGATCTCCGAGCTGGCGGCGCTCCCTTCCGGCGTGGGATGGAAGCGGTTCTACCCCATCTACCGGGCAGAGCTGAATACCTGGAAGCCGGGCCCGATAGACGTGGCCACACCTTCCAAAGCTGCTTTATTCCTGTGGTTGAATCGGGCATCGTTCAATGGGCTGTACCGGGTCAATGCGGCCGGAGACATGAACGCACCGGCGGGCAGCTACGAGACGCTTTCCCTGCCCCCCAAGAGCCTGATCCTGGACTGGCAGAAGGCGCTGCAGCCCGTGGCCCTTGTGACCGGTGGGTATGCGGACACCGCCCGCACCGCCGGGAAGGGCTGGCAGGTGTACATGGATCCGCCCTACCTCAACAACTACGATGGATATACCCCGCAGACCTGGAGCTTTCAGGAGCAGGTACGGGTGGCGATGGCTGCGTCTGAAGCGGTCCAGCGGGGCTGCCACGTCATCGCCAGCAATGCGGCAGACAGTCGGCTCTCTGCCGTGTGGTATGGGTTGGGTTTCCGGGTGAGAGCGGAGCAGGTGCGCCACTCTATTTCTGCTTCTGCAGAAGGCAGAAAGATGGCGTCAGAGGTTCTGTTTATCGGGGGAGAACAGAGGAGGAGCAGATGAGGAACCCACCGCGCGACTGTGCCGCACCGCCGTATGAGTGGCGGGGGAACTCATGCCCCGGGATGAAGCACATCACAGAGCTTGGATGGTGCTGTGACAAATGCGGGATCTTTGTGGACCCGCCCGCATCCGAGCTGAAAAAGACAGAAGAGAAGCCCATCCCTGTGGCTCCGGGTCAGTTGAAACTTTTCTGAAGGGGTACGCATGGCACATTTCATCGCACGTCACTTCCACTTTTTCTGTGGGAGTGGCTCAGGGGCGCGCGGCTTCAATCGCGGCCATGCCAGGATCGGTACCTCCGATCTGCAATTTGAGTGCATCGGTGGGATCGATGTGGACCCGATGGCCATCCAGGACTTCGACCGTATGACCGGGGCACAGGGTACGGTGATGGATCTCTTTGATCGTGACCAGTACCGCTCCTTTCATGGCAAAGAACCTGGAAAGGACTGGAGGGAGGCCACGCCGGAAGACATCCGCAGGGCAGCCGGGTACCTGTTCCCCCACATCATCTTTCTGTCAGCCCCCTGCAAGGGCTTCTCGGGTCTGCTGAATCCCAAGGCAGCGGCTTCCGAGAAATACAAGGCATTGAACCGGCTCACCCTGCGGGGTATCCGCCTCATGTTGGAAGCCTTTGCGGACAACCTGCCGGAGCTGATCATCTTTGAGAACGTGCCGAGGATCGCCACCAGGGGCAGAGAGCTTCTGGACGACATCCGCCACGAATTGGAGATGGCCGGGTACTCCACGGCAGAGACCTTCCATGACTGCGGGAAGATCGGTGGGTTGGCTCAGTCGAGAAAGAGGATGCTGCTGGTGGCCAGGCATCGTGTGAAGGTGCCGCCCTTCCTCTACGAGCCCCCATCGCTGCCGCTTCGGGGAGTGGGGGAGGTATTGGGAGCTCTGCCGATGCCGGATGCCATGCAGGCGGGCCCCATGCACCGCTGCCCCCGGCTCACCTGGGAGACCTGGGTACGGCTGGCCCTGATCCCCCCGGGGAAGGACTGGAGAGCCCTGGAGGGCATGGAATGGGGCAAGTACGCGGTGGTGCCCTGGGAGCAGCCTGCACCGACTGTGATCGCCGCCAACGGTACCGGCCAGGGCGCTTTTGCAGTGGCAGATCCCCGCATTGACGGCACCCGCCATAACAACGTGGCCCGCGTCGCAGCCTGGGATCAACCGTCCCCCACGGTGACAGGGGGAGGGGGCCCTTCTTCGGGCGGGATTTCGGTGGCCGATCCACGTCCCCCCGGTGGTGGCTGGCATGATGATGTGTTGGGGGTCTGCTCCTGGGAGCAGCCGATGGGGGCAGTCACCTCCCAGGCATCCCCCACCACCGGGGCCTTCTCGGTCCAGGACCCCAGATCCGGCGACCACGGCAGCTACCAGACCTATCGGGTGATCCGATGGAATGAGCCTGCACCTGCGGTGACTTCCCAGTCATCTCCAGGTGGAGGAGGCTACACCGTGGCCGATCCCAGGGTGGCATCCAAAAGTGGACGCGACGATTTTCAGACCGCCGGTCACTACGGCGTGCTCCGCTGGGATGGCCCGGCCGGGGCTGTGACGGCTTCCGGGCAGCATGACAATGGGGCCTTTTCTGTGGCGGACCCCAGGCCCCTTCCGGCCATGAAGGACCGGCCCGATCCCGTCCCCAGGATCGTGGCGATGGACGGTTCCTGGCACCGCCCCATGACCACCCTGGACCTTGCGGCACTGCAATTCGGAGCCGATGTCGCACAGGAGCTCATGGGGCAGCCGATGGCCGGAGTGTCGCACACGAGCTGGCGGGAGCACATCGGGAACGCGGTGCCCATCCAGGCGGCGGAAGCCATCGCCGGGGTGATGGCAGAGACCCTGCTGCGGGCCTGGACCGGGCAGCGGTTTGCGCTCTCCGGATCTCCGATCTGGGTACGCCCGCTTGCAGTTGCTCTTTCTGTGGAGTCGCCAGCATGAGAGCCTATCTGTTCGTTCTTTTTGAACCCGGCCACCGGCATGGTCAACGGGTACAGAATCAACTCCATGCCCAGAGCCACCAAGGCGCTGCATCTGGTGGATGCCCTGATAGAGACAACGCATAGCGACATCGGCTATCAGCACGCCAAGCTGAAGCTGCTCAAATGGGTTCGGGAGCATCATCAACATATTTTCAGGCATCCAAGTCTGGCGAAGGATGTGGAGTCTTTCGGGCTACTAAAGGCAGAGGGTTCAGAATGACACAGGCATCAAACAGACACATGCTGCGACTGCTGATCGACGAATCAGATGCGCGTGGAGATCTCTACCGTGCAAAATTGGCCATCCTGGAAGGCCGGAAATCTGATCTGGCCCTCAACCGAAGGATGCTCAGGGAGCGCGAAAAGCAGCATGGAGACGCGCTGGCAAGGCTGGAAGCCGAGCTTCGGAAGAACTCAGCGGGTGAAGCCGAGAAGGAGCTGTTCAAAGGCGGGATGCCAGATCCGGAGCCCCAACACTGACCCGCCTCGACTGTAGGTCGCCCGTACCACAGTGGCCTGCACATTGGTGAAGGCGCGGATGTTCGGGTCCGTATACCTGACATTCTGGCCAAGCATCAGCTTTACAAAAGCAGATGGAAGGCAGGTCCATTCCACATAGTACGATGGAATGGCCATATGGGAAACCAGCCAATCAATAATGTAGTTGGCCTGCTCCCTGGACTGTACAAAGGGGGAGTCTATCGGGTCCATCGGACGCACCCCGCCCACCATCCGCTGCGAAAGTTGGCAGGCGACCGTGGTGGTCGCATCACGCCGGACGATCCCGCTGTAGCTGTTGGTCATGGCGTTGTACCCATAGCGCACCTCAAACTCGTTGTAGATGCTGCCTTTTTCCATCTCTGCAATAAGCATGGTCCGCTCGATCAGCGGGGCGACTCCACCTGTCAGAATCGCAGAGACCCCCTTCAGGTCCGGTCCCACGCGCCGGTCAATGACCACCGGGCCAAGCCCCCTTCCCTGGTATGTCATATAGACCATAGGGAAGGAGGAAAGCAGGGTATTCTCTGCGAAGTCAAGCACGTTCACCGCATCCTGCCCGGATGCGTTGATCAGGATCTGCGGGGCGGTACCGGGCATCGCCCGATCCGCAGTGGAGAAAAGATCCACGTTCAGGCCAAGCCTTCCCAGGCCGGTGTACCCTTCCAGAAGCTTCTGAAGCACCTGGACCAGAGACAGGGCCGGAGTGCCGGATGCGCGCGAAAGAGCTGCGTAGACCACATCGGAATCCTCCCAGGGACCGACCGCGGCGCTGAAGTCCACCAGCTTCACTTTCGCGCCCTTCGCATCCTGAGTGTCTGCCTCCACCCATCCCGCGAAGCCGCCCGCGGCCACCTCCCCGTTGACATAGGCTTCCGTGACTTCAAGATCTCTGCCGGGCGCACATGCCAGGAATTTCACACCTGTTCCGCCGAAGTCGTCCACCACCCGCTGACATGGCACATAGGGGTAGCCGTTGATCACCAGCGGGTAGCGCATGCCGATGGCATCCTCTGCAGCCAGCGGCCACCGGTCTGTATCCACCGCCTTGTCAGGCACCTTCAGGGATTGCGTCTCTCTGGGGTCTGATAGCTGGATCTGCACCTGCTCTCCCAGGGGTCCGATGGAAATCCCGCCCGTCATGTCCCCGCGCATGAGAACCCAGCGGAGCTCGTAGTCGTCCCCATCCCGCTGCAGGGACACCTCTCCGATCCCGGCCAGCATTCCGCCCTGCAGGATGATGTCGGAGGGGTTCACCACATCCGCCGGCAGGAGCATGGAGATCGACCGGGCAGCCGCCGCAGAGGACAGCAGCTCCACCGCATGGTCAAGCATGGGCTCCTCCACCAGTCCCTGCTGATACTGGTAGACCGCCCCATCAATAGAGCTGGTGGTGGTGAGCGGCACCATCGCCACCCTGACCACGGTGGACCCGCCGAAGACGAGATCAAACGTCATGTAGACCGAACGAAAATTCGGGTCTGACTTGGCGATCTCCATCCAATGCGCGTTCACCTTCTGGCGGGAGCCTGCATCCCATCGCCGCCATCGGTCCAGGATCGGATTCTGGAAAATCATCCTACACCTCTTCTGTGATCAGGACATCGGCATCGCCAGCGCGACGCCAGCGCCCATCCGCATCCTGGTAGTAGGCAGCCTGATCCAACTGCCCGCCCGCAGACCAGAAGCCGTAGATCACGTTGTCCCTGGAGGTCTCTGTGGAATCCAGAACCAGTCCAACGGGCTTTGAGGCATAGCCGTGGAAGCTCTTGAGCAGGTTCCGCAGGGAGATCCGCTGCTCCTCCACGTCTCCGACTACCACGCCCCGGAAAATGCGCTGTGCAGGGCCCTCCTCATATCGGAAGGAGGCACCGCCTTTCGTGCGGTACTCCGTCGTATTCGGCTGCTCGTTGTCGGTATGCGTCCAGTCCATCGGCACATTCAGGTGGTGGAAGAAGCCGGGTACCAGGGCCCCCAGCCGATGCGTACCGGTGGAGGTTCCCAGGGAGGATCCCACAGAGGAGAGGTCTGGAAAGACCAGCCGGAAGTAGTGGTAGCGGTTGAAGTCTTCGGACAGGAAGACCATCCGATCCCCGAAGATGCAGCCCTTGGCCCCGATGGCCACTCCGGCGGCTCCCAGGTCCGCATCCCCAGCCAGGCCAAGCCAGCGGCCCCCTGCGGATTCGTCTCCGATATCGGTCTGGATCCGGTAGGTTTCCCCGGTGGCAGTCCCGGAAGCGGTCAGCCGGAAGTAGCAGCCGACCAATGACCCCTTGGTGGGCAGCACCTCGTTGTTGGGGTCCACGATCCGCAGAGAGGCCCCGTCCACCTCCATCACCGTGAGATCCGTGTACAGGTCGGCAGAGAGCTCGTACTCCGCAGCAGGTGCTGCCCATGCGGCTACGGAGTCCACCGGCGAAAATTGCAGCGTACAAGTGCGGTCCACGGTGCCCACCAGCAGCATCGCATTGATCTGCCAGCGCGGGTACGCGGATACCGTGGATGCGCGGAAGAGCAATTCCTGCTCTGTGAGATCCTTGCTCTCCCAGTAGAACCTGGGAGAAGCCAGGGAAAGATTCTGCTGCCCACGGCTGTAGTCCAGCGGAGCTGAGAAGGTATCGGTGTCCATCGCACCCGACCCGGCCCATGCCACCCGCAGCCCGTTCTCCACCAGGATCGGGGCCCGGTTCAGGCGCGTGCCCATCATGTCCGTCGGCTTTGCAATATCGTGCGCCTGCCCCGCATCGGTCTGGTAGGAGATCGCAAAGTCCTTCCAGATCAAAATCGAAGAGGTACCGGAACCGGTGGCGGCCAGCACCCCAATCCTGACATATTGTGCAGCCTTGGCCCCGGAAGTCATGGTGAAGGGCCCGTAGTCGGTCCATGCAGCGATGGCCCCTTCAGATACCTTCCTCCAATGCACATAGATCTCATCATCGTGTAGAACGATTCTGACTTCACACTCGGACGCGAGATCCGTGGTCGTTACTGTTTCAAGGGCACTTCCGGCCATGTTGTCGTAGACCACCACCTGCGTGGTTCCCACCCGCAGCGTCACATCGTAGCCGTTGGAGGCGTCGATCAGCGCGACGATCCGGACGCCCATGTCCTCCGCCGAAGATGCGGCCACGCGCTGTGCAGTCGCCTGCAGGCGGAAGTGGAAGGCATGGCCCCTGGGTAGGGAAGCGGCCCCCCACCGGTCGGAAACGCTGGCAGGAAGCCCGAGGTTCAGCTCATGGTAGGCCACATCGGTATTCGCCGAAGCTGCATAGGTCACCGCAGCCTTGCTCCAGGCCGCAGCTCCGGTGCCGACAATGGTGCGGGTCCAGGGGGTCAGGGAGTCCGAGTCCGCACCGCCACCGGCCGGGTTCCCCATCGCCGGAATCCACTGGTACGATACCAGCCGATACCCGGAGATCAAATAGTCATTGTTGGAAATGTCCAGCAGCGAGTAATCCCAGGGCCGGGGGTCGTAGGCGCCGGATTGCATCATCCAGTGTCCCACCACCACCGGATCATTCCCGGCGGCCACATCCGGATCATGCAGTCCGCCCGAAAGAACCAGGCGATGCCCGGCCCATACCGCGCGCCAGCAATGGGGCCCGTAGCGGAGCCCACCTGCAAAGCCGGTGATCTTGCCCATCGTGATCCAGGCCGTGGAGTCGGTCACACTTCCCAGCGGGCAGTAGCGGGCGATGATCTCCGACGCATCGGAGCCCTCCACCCATACGAAAAGCCAGAGCCTTTCCGGATCTCTGACAAAGCAGACCGACTTGATCTCCGCAGAAGTGGCGTAGCCGCTACAGTCGAAATTCAGCGAGGGATCACGCTCCCAGGCCTCATCCCTGGCCGCAAAGGCGACTGCCAGCGTCGAAGAGCTGGTGGAGGGCAGGTAGGCCAGGATGAAGGTACCGGAGACATCACCGATCCCCTCCATCGCCACGGGGAAGCTGCCGGGGTACCCCGCCAGGGTCTTCCAGGACCAGCACTGAAGCTGCCCGGGGTAGGACCAGGAGGCCCCCCGATCCGGAGATACCAGGGTCTGCAGGTAGGAGGAGGCTGCACCTGCACCGGTGCTCTCCTCCTTCAGCACCGCCATCCGTACCCAGTCCCCCGAAGCCCGCAGGTGCATGTAGCCCTGGCAGACGGCCAGGACTCCCAGGGATGTCCTGGTCAGCAACCGGGTGATCTGCCGCGTCCAGGTGGACCCGCCATCTACAGAATTATAGGCGGCCACATTGTAGTATCCGTTGGTCTGATCCTGCTGCACATAGGCCAGAAGCATCGTACCGTCTGGAAGCTCGCAGATGCCCACCCCGCCGATGGGGTCTGCAGGGTCTACGCAGTCGGTCGTCACGATGCTGCTGTAGGTCCAGGATGTGGAATCAAGCACATCATCTGCATCTTTTTTGTAGATGCGGATCTCGGTCACAGACTTCACATAGGCCACCAGAAGCTGCCGGTAGGCGGTGCTGTAGCCCACATCCTGCGAGGTCAGCCGGTCCGAGGTGGTGATCCCATTCTGCCGCCAGAACGTGGTGAGCGCGTTCATGGCCTTCCAGTCCGCAGAGGTGGACTCTGTGGACAGGCGCCAGACCCATCCGCCAGACCCGCCCACAGCGCCACCACGAAGCCGGAAGTCGAGCTCTACATCATCTTCCGGCGTGCCCTCCATGAAGCCGACCACGGAGCCCATATTGTCCGTGGCGGGCACCACAGCCCCGGCCATGCGGCCACCCTCGGAGGTGATCCGGGTGATGCTCGCAGAGCCATCCCAGTGGGGATCCTGCAGGATCAGGTAGGCCTGCGGGGTCGGCTTCAGGGCATCGGCAGTGGCGACGGTGACGGCACCGATCCTGGTTTCAATGCTGCCGAAGTCGAAGCTCTGGATCCAGCCCGCCCAATCGGGCCCATCGCCGCGCCCGCGCGTCAGGGAAATGTTGGTGTAGCCCTGCGGCCGGGCCTTCACCATCGCCCCCACCACCACAGGCGGCGTCGCAGAGCTGGAATTTGCGGTGTACGCCAAAGCCCCACGCTGCCCGGTGGTGATCCCGGTGGAACCGAAGCTGGCAGACCGCTCGGTCGTGTCCACCGTCACCCCGGTGGAGGTGGAGGTGGTGGACGCCTGGAAGGCCCAATCCACGGCCATATCCGGGTGCGTCATCACATAGATGCTCCCAAGAAACGCCGAAGATGCCCACAGTCCGACCGCAACCCGGTTCTCTTCGGCCGCCTGGGATACCCCATCGCCGAGGTGGAGCGACGGCGAAAGCCAGCAGGAATCGGTGGTATCCCCTGCCGCTGCAAACGCGGCCCATACCCAGGTCTTTGCGGGGTCCACGGGAGTATCAAAGTAGAAGCTCTGGTATTCCCCGGTGACGTTGACCCCGCTTCCACCGGCCACTCCCTGTGCCAGAACGGGCTGCACCTGCCATGCGCTTCCCCACTGCACCACATAAACCCAGCATGTGGCTGCCTTACAGGTCGCTGCATCATCGGTGTACCTGAGCACCGTGATCCCGTCGTTGCCGGTGGGGATGAGGGCAACCCCCATCGTCTGGATGTCCGCGGCTCCGACCCCGGCCGCAGGGGTGATCCCGCCGCCACGGTGCCCGCCGAACAGCACCACCTGCTCCAGATCGGTCCAGGCGGAATTTGCGGTCGCATTGACCACCTGCACCCCCACAGAGGCGAATGCAGCGAGGGATACCGACTTGACATCGATCAGCCGGAATCCATCCACCTGCGGGCCCCGCAGGCTCTCCACCACAGTGACCGTGCCGGTCCATGCCGCGGTGGCGGTCGCCCGTGCGAGGCGGATGGTGGAGGCCCCTGCGGACACTCCCAGATCACCGGTGCCGAAGGGATCCTGAGATACCCAGGCGTAGACATCCTCTGGAGCAGGCGTGGCCCCCCCCGTGGTACTGCCCACCACCATCGCAAAATAGTTGGAGGACAGCGCGTTGTTGAGCGTCAGATCGTAGGAGGTGGTGGTGAAACCGGAGGAGATCGCGTAGGTCGTGACCCGGAACGTCGGCAGGCTGTCCTGCTCCGTCACCAGCCCGGTGAAGTCCGCAGACAGCAGCCAGCCCACCCAGGCCAGGGAGGGGGACTGATCCGCCGTGGAGGAGAGGACCGTCGTAGAGGCGGTATGGCGGGCCCGCAGGAGCGCCTGCCCCAGCTCGCTGGACAGCCCGGAAGGGGCGCTTGCCTGGAGGTAGGGAAGGCGCCCCTGCGTGGAGACGACATAGAGCGGCACCTCCACCGCAGAATAAGTCTCCTCACCTGCGGAAGAATCCACCGTAAACGAGTAGCTTCCAGACCCGGCCGCAGCCGTTTTGAATACCCAGTCGGTAGACAACTTGGCATGGGAGAAGACGTAGACCTCCACACTGCGAGCCACCGCCCCGTTGGCGCATCCCACCGCCACCGTGGTTTCTGTCGCGTTCTGCGTTACCCCATCGCCAAGAGTGGCCACCTGGGAAAGCCCGGAGTCTCCCGCCCCATATTTGTCGGTGTACCCGCAGGACCACAGCCATGCACTTGCGCGCGGCACCTGACCCCCAAGGGCGGCAGTGTCGTAGTGGCTGGTGTTGTCGAGGGTTGCCCCGTAGGCGGTTCCGGTGACCGTGGCCCGAAGCACGTTCCACTCCCAGCCCCACTGCACCACATAGGTGGTACAGGATGCGCCTTGCACCTGGGTTCCTGCAACGTCGTTGCGTACGAAGTTCAGGGTGTTGGTGCCGGACGGGTAAATCCGGGGCGAAAGTGTGGGCAGATTCGCCGCTGCGGTGGTGGTGGTGGACATGCCACCTCCACGAAAACCACCGAACAACGCCACCCTTGAAGGTGAAAACGTCGCGGTAGACGTGTCGGTCAGGGACTGTACCCCGGCTCCACCTGCCGCCGTCAGGGCGGTGACGGCCACGTCCAGCAACCGGAACCCGGCGCCGTCTTCATCCCGCAGGCACTCCACCACCGTCACATAAATATCTGCGTTGGTCGTTGCCGCCTGACGCTCCAGAACAAGCCAGTTTCCACCGGACAGACTCAGCCCGCCGGTTCCGTAGGGGTCGGCAATGACCTGTACCCCAAGGTCAGCCGGGGAAATGTCCCCGCTGTCGTCCAGGGACCACTGCACCATACAGAAATAGTTGGTGGAGAGTTCATGCCGCAGGTGCAGCGAGTAGGACTTCCCAGAGTATGCACCTGTGGGAATCTGGTAGGTCGTGACCCGAAATACCGGAGTGGTCGCCATCTTTCACCTGCCCTTTGACCACCTACCACGGTCCACCCCCGCCTTCACACCGGCAGCAGACCGCATCTGCTTCGTCAACTGCGACGCCTGCCCCCGCTTCTGGGAGTCCAGCAGGACCTGCTCCACCACCCGCCCATTCACCAGAACCTGGAGGCTGAGGTCGTTGCCGCCTCCTCCCCCTGCAGGTCCAAGCCCGGCGATGGCGGGATCAGCTCTTCCCTCCGACCGCTGCGGGTTCCGGTTGGCAGGGACGATCATCTCCCCCGGATGGACCGTCATGCGCATGGTGGCGGGGACATAGGTGATACCCGAATAAGCGGAGCCGCTATCCTTGTCTTTTCCGTTTTTGCCGCCGCCGCCGATGCTGGTCAACGCAGCCCATGCGTCCTTGAAAAGATCGCTGAGCAGCTTCACGATGGAGTCGAAAGCCAGCTTCAGCGCCTCCACAAAGGACATCGCAAGGGCTGCAATGATGGAGGGGAGTTGTTTCGGAAGTTCAACAAAGAACGCCATGAACAGCGCAGAAATGATCTGCGGCAGGAAGACCATCATCTGCGTGATCAGATCCGGCAGCAGGTTGATCAGCACCGGGATCAGCATCGGCAGCGAGTCCGCAATCCCGATGATGAGATCCGGGATCAACTGCACCACCATGTTGATGATGGTGGGGATGGCCGCCAGAAGCGACCCGATGATCTCGGGAATTCCGTTGATGATCCCGGCGATGATCCTGGGAATGGCCCGCACCACAGATAGGATGATCATCGGGATCGCCGCCATCAGCGAGTCAATGATGGAGGTGATCAACGAGGGGATCGCCTCCACAATGGAGGTGATGATCCCCGGAATCGCATCCACCAGCGCGACCACAATGTCAGCAATGCCCGCGATCAACCCCGCGATCACATCCGGCAGGTGCGCAAGCACACCCTGAACGATGCTGGGGATCAACTGGATGATGGCAATGACGAGCCTGGGGAGTTCCCGGATCATCATGTCCATGATGGTCTGCACCGCTGTCATCAGCGGCTGTACCAGGGTCGGCAGCAGGGCCACCAGGGAGTCTATGAGCATCGGGAATGTGGTGGTGATCCCCTGTACGATCACGGGAAGCCCATCCAGCAGCGCCTGAATTACGCGCGGCATCTGCTCCACAAACATCCCCACCAGGTCAGGGATGGCCCCTGCCAGGATGGCGACAAGGCCGGGGAGGGCAGCCACCAGCGCGTCAATCACGGTCGGCAGCCCTTCCACCAGGGCACTGACCAGAACGGGCAGGGCGGCCACCAGGGCGTCTACAAAGACCACCGCGGCATCCACCAGCCCTGTGACATAGGACTGGGCAGCATTGGCCGCCACGCCGCCTGTAGGGCCCTGCATCGAGGCGGCCCCGGCCATGCCCACGGTCATCTCCCCGGGGACCTCTGCGGCTGCCTCTCCGGCTTTGCCCATCGCCTCCACCACCGCATCCATCGCCTCTCCCAGATTGAAGGAGAAGCCCGTCAGTGACTCCAGACCATCGGCGAAGAAGCTGATAAAGCTCTTGGCGGCGTTGCCCATACTCTGAAGCACGCCAATGGCTTTGTTCAGCCCGTTCATAAAGCCGTCTACCGCTTTCGTAGCGGTTCCCCAGACATCAACCTGCTTTTTCTTGACCTCTTCTGCGGCTGCGGTGGTATCCTCCACCTCTTTCGCGCGCGCCGCCGCGATCTTCTCGTCGTACAGTTCTGCGATGCGGAGCTTTTCCGCGCCGTACTGATCAGAGATCCCGGCCAGCGTCTCTGCTTTTTCGCGCTCCAGAAGCACGGACTCGGCCATACCGGCCTCCTCCATGCTGGACACAATGCTCTGCACCCTCGCAGCTTCGCGCTCTTTCGCGGCTGCTGCCTTCTCCGCTGCTGCCGTTTCGAGCTCGATCCGCCGCGCCGTACCGATGGCCGCCAGCGTCTCCAGGTCCGCCTGCATCTGGGCTTCCAGGCGGGCTACCTCTTCCGAATTCCCGGCAGCATCCTGCATCTGCGCGGCGTACTGCTCCCTGATTTTCTGCTCCCGCTCCTGCAGGTCCAACTCCAGGCGCTGAAGCTCGGATGCGCCGATCCTGGCGAGCTCCATTGCAAGCCCGGCGTGCAGGTCCGCCACCCGGTCCACATACTGCTCTTCAACCGCCAGAGCCTCGGAGGTGGAGGACACGCTCGTCTGCACCCTGGCCCGTCCCGCCTTGGCGAGCGCCTTGCCTTCAGCGTCCAGCATGTCCGTGGTGGCCTGGGTGTAGTCCGCCCGCAGCTTCTGGGCAGCAGCCCCATACTCCGGGATCTGCTGCCTCAACTGCGCAATCTTGGCTTCCGCCTGGGCAATGGTCTCCACGCCACGATCAGCCTGCTGCAGCAGCACGGCCACACGGGCAGAGGCCCCGTAGTCGCCCATGTCCACGGCCTGTGCAGCCTGAAGCTGTGTTTCCAGAGCTTTGAGCTGACGTTCGGCAGCAGAGGACTGCTGTGCAAGCTCCTTCACCCTTGTATTGAAGGCAGCCACCACCTCGGGATCCATCTCCTCTGCGATGGAGACCGCAGACCGCAGCCTGCCGTTGACCAGGACCAGCTTTCCGGCCGCCTCCATCTGCTGCGCTGTGGCCCCGGTGAGCTCCGAAAGCAGCTCCAGTTCCTGCCGACGCGCACGGGTGAGTTGCCCGGCTGCCGCCTCCTGTTGGAGTTGCGCCTGTGCCTCCTCCCTCTGCACCCGCAGCAGCCCTTCCAGGTAGGCGGCCCGGGTCTGGTCCGCAGTCACCTGCTTTGCCGTCAGGGCATCCTGAGCAGCCTTCAGGTTCCGGGCAGCCTCTTCCGCCTCGTTGTAACGGGAGATCAGGGCCCCCATGCCCACCACCAGCACGCCCACCGCAGCCACCAGGGCATAGATCCCGCCTGTGGCAACGGTGATCTCTGCCATCAGAGCGCCCACAGAAAACTGCATGGCCGAAAGCACGCCGATGGCGGACTGAACCGCAGAGACAAACTGCGCTACCTGGACGGCCACCCATACAAGCCCCATCGCAAGAGCGATGTCATCCAGAAGTGGCAGCATCTGCTGCAGGTAGGGCAGCAGCAGCCGCACCTTGGCTACCAGCTCCGCTGCACCCTGGATGAACCCGGCGATAGACGTGGCGATGATGTCGGCATTTTCGTTGATCCAGATCGTGATCGAGCCGAGCGCGGTCTCCATAGACCCGGCGATGGCCCCCGATGCGTTCTGTACCTCCACCACCACCTTGTTTACGAGGTTTGCCGTCGCATCCAACAGCTCCGCAAGCGGGCCCTTGTAGGTATCGAACAGGGTCAGCAGCATCTCTTCTGCTGCCGACTGAAGCTCCGCAAACGAGCCCATGACCGTCATGTTCATCTGGGCATACATCTCGGAAGCCGCGCCGGTGGCGCTCTCCAGAGAGGCCAGCATCTGATCATATTTCTGGGAGCCCATCGCCATCTGATCCGAGAGCGTCTTTACAACAGCTCCGGCCTCCACCCCGAAGACTACCAGGGCATCTGTGGTGGTGATCCCCGCCTTGCCGATGGTGGTCAGGATCTCCTGAAACGAGTGCAGTTCAGGAGAAATATCCTGCATCGTAAGGCCATACTTGGCCATAGTCTCAATATTCTTGTTGTTTGCGGTGGTGGCCCCCACCATCGCAGACCGAAGGGCAGTACCGGCCATGCTCGCATCCAGCCCGGCATCCCGGAATTGCGCGAGCGCGGCCACCGTCTGCTCCAGGGACCATCCGTAGCCGGCGCCTACCGTGCCACCGTACTTCATGGCTTCGTTCAGCCCTTCCACGGTGAATTGGCTGCCAGCCGTCGCCTTGGCGAAGACATCGGAGATCCGCCCCGCCTCGGAGGCGGACAGCGAAAATTGAGACATGGTGGCGGTCAACGCAGAGGCGGCCACATCCAGAGTCGTCCCGCCCGCACCCGCAAGGGTCAGGGCATCGCCGGTGGCGGTCAGCACCTGCGACGTGTTCAGGCCTGCACCTGCAAGCAGCAGCATCGCATCGGCAGCCTCGGAAGCGGAGAAGGAGGTGGTGGCCCCGAGCTCCCTGGCCCGCTGGGAGAGCGCATCAAATTCCTCTCCGGTGGCACCAGCAACGACGCCCACCTGCTGCATTTTCTGCTGAAACGTGGCGCCCGTGTACACGGAAGCTGCGGCCACCCCGGCCAGGGCCACTCCGAAGGCCTTGAGCGCCACCACCACCTGATCCATGATGGTGCTGCCCATGCTGGACAGGGAGTCCGTCATTCCGTCTACCGCTTCTTTTGCGGCAGCTTTCTTGATTTTCTCCATCTCCTCATTCAGCAGCGCCATGTCTTCCGCAGAAGTCGCGGCGGAGTTCCCCAGCCTCTCCAGAACATCGGCATCGGTCAGGAAGCGCCCGGCGGAGTCCCGCAGACGCCCGGAAGCATCCCGGAAGATCCCGGAAGCCTTCGCAGCCTCCTGTGCAGCCGCAGACAGTCCCGATGCCGCGGCTCCGGCAGACGCAGCCACCGCTGCGTTTGCGTCTTTGGCAGAGATCGCCAGTGCTTTCAGGAAGTTGACGGACTTCCCTATTCCATCCCGGAGGTTTCCGTCATCAAGCACAAGCTGTACTGCAAGTTGGCCTATGGTGGGCATGGGGAAGCTCCGCTCCTTCCCCGCCTATCACGCTGCCAGAATCAGTCCTCGTAGATGCGGATGCCCGCCTGTGCCGCTGCGAGGATCATCTTCTGTTCTTTTGCTTTTGCAGCCGCCATCTCTTTGGGGTTGTTCCGGTCCAGGGGCTTGGGGGTGGTTTTCCCCTTCCCTGCCCGATGCCCATCGGCTGCGGTCTTGACTGCCCCCGGGGTGTACTCCGCTCCCAGCCCCTTTGCGATGGGGCCAAGGATCATCTGGAGACGGTGCACCTCGTACTTGGCGATGCACTCCGCCACCACCTGCACCTGATCCCAGGTCCACCGATCCAGAACATCCAGATCGTGACCATGCGCAAAAAGGATCCCCAGAGAAAGCTTCAGATCCTCTGCGGTCAGCTCTTGGTAGGCTTCTGCACCGCCTTCAGCGCCCCCAGAATCTTCTGCGCGGGCTTCACGACGAAAGGGAGGATGGCGGTAGCCATCTCCATGATCGAGAAGGCATCGCCGGGGGTGAAGACCTCGCCATCCTTCTCAAAGTCCGCCTCTTTGCCCTGGACTTCCGCCCAGACCTTGGGATGCACGACGCAGAAGGCCTCCTCCAGAATCCCGAGGATCCCGGAATCCTCCTGCACCGCAGAGAGCAGGATGCCCAGCAGGCCCTGCAACTGCTGCTGAGGGGCACCGGTGGGCAGGTCGGCAGCCATGCCCACGATGGGGCTGGTGTGCAGCCTGGTGAGCACCCGCAGCAGCTTCTCCTCACGCTTTGCGGAGAGCACCGCAGTCGAGGTGTACTCGTTCCCAAGCACATCGGTGATCCGGATCTCGCGATCCGGGAAAAGAGTTGAAAGGAGTTGAGAAAAATCAGTCTGTTCAGGAGAAGACATTAAAACCTCCACCCGCATAGTAGCCGGTGGAGGTTTCCAGGTCCAAGAGCCCCGTGGTCACGGGAAGCAGCAGGCACTGCGGCGCCCGATGGCCGCTACGGCTCCCCGTGGCCAGGAGCCAAAGGGATCAGGTCTTCTGGCGGTACAGCTTGATGAGCTGGGCATCGTAGGCCAGAGAGGCCCCGGCCCAATCCGTAGTGGCCCGCTGCGCCTTCCACTTGTAGGGGAATTTGTGCTCATCATGGCCCATGCTGATCTCCAGATCCCCGTTGGAGACGGCCTGCCAGACGTAGGCGTTCATGGTGTGCCCCGCAACCGCCATGTAGTGCTGAATGTGGATGGCCACCTTCTCCACCAGAGGATCACCACCGAAGGTGAAGGTCTCCTCATTGGAGGTGTTGGTGGTGTTACCGGCCCCCACCGCGTAGGTGAAGCTGTCGGTATCCCACTCGATCCCGCTGATCTCGATCTCTACGGACTGCTCCTGCGAGAAGGTGTAGGCCACCAGCTTGGGATTGCCCTGGAAGATGTCCTTCTTCTTGTTGATGATCGAGATCTTGCAGCCGTCTTCGGTGATACCCCCGACATCCACAGAGGGGGTGGTACCGGCCGCTCCCAGGAACAGACGGGCGGGACCGAAGGAGAAGTTGTTGACGGTATAGGTGGGGATATTGATCGGCATAGGCGACTCCATCGCGAAACGTGGGGGTTGGAGTGCGCCTCTTGGACGTCTGAAAGCAGGGTAGCCGGGCTACCCGGCCATGTCAACGCGGGTCAGGATGTACCGCCTGCTTCAAGCGGATCTGCACCCGCCCATCCGGCGATGTGGCCACCAGGGCCTGCATCTGCTCCAGGAGGGGCCCGTCCAGAACGAGAATATCCCCGTCTACCTGGAGGACATTATCCACCCCATCGGGGGACATCGCCGGGGCGTACTCCACCACGTTCAGTTCGCCGCAGTTCCGGCAGGACTGCCGCAGCCAGCCCCCCACGCCGATGTGACCCCAGAGCCCGAAGTCTTTGTAGCGGGTGCGAAGCACGTCCTTTTCCCGGTCGTAGAAGCCGAGCTTGGTGCCGCATTTGCTGCAGCTCCAGATCGTGTCCACGGGGATCTTGGGGGCATCCTCCCCGGACTCCTCCTGTCCAAGTCCGAGCCCCATAGACCCCATGATCGCGCTGGTGATCCTGGTGGTGGAGCCCAGATCCTCTTCCAGCCCGTTCAGGCGTTGCAGGACCGGCCGGAGAGCTTCATCCACGGCAGCCTTCAGGGCTTCAGGAAGACCGGGGGGAAGGACCACCGCACGGTGGAGGCGGTTGTTGGGTTGGGGGGTATCACCCATTGGACACCCGCATTCCCATCTTCTGGCCACAGGAACAGGTGATCGTCTTTTGAGTGCCGTGCTTCCCCAGCACCGGACGCTCACCGGCCGCCAGCGTACCCGCGATCCCGCCGCACTTCGTACACCGGACCTCGACCGGCTTGTCCCTTCTTTCGCCCATGTTCCTTTCCATAAAAACTCCTTTGATAGTGCCTATCCTGCCGTCATCACTCTCCAGGTACCACGGGCGTACCATCCCGCAACCGCCTGGTTGTAGCCCTCCTGGGGTCTTTCCATCTCCCTGGCAACGCCCCGATGCGAATTGACCGGATCTCCGCCCGCTGTGGTGGTGGCGTCATACAGCCGCTCCATGTGGAGTGCATCTACAACCAGATTGTACAGCTTGTCTGCTTCGTCCTGCGATATTCTGGAGTAGGTGTAGATGTGAATGTTCTGGGATTGCAGCCCCTTCTGCACCCGCATGTCTCCGCTCTGCGGGTCAATGATGATGCAGGGCATCGGCAGAGCTGCCTTGTCCAGCGTGTTCGGATGCGACGAATACACGGCAGCGCCTACCAGCGTCTGAATTGCAGGGGTATTCATCAGTTTATTTCTGATCATCTGCTTCGATTTAGACGTGGATACAGACATCATTGAATCCTGGTAGAAGAGACAGGTACAGCTCCGGCTCCGAAGCGGATGCCGACCTTGGAGCGGAAGACTTTGCCCAGCCTGCGGACGATGGCCACCATCATGCTTTTCTGCACCGCAGGGTCCTGAGCGGTCTGCCAGAGCGGATCTCTGGGGAGCATCACCTTGGTACCGCTCACCACGAACCTGGCTTCGGGGGCGGCATTGGTATCGAAGTACACTTCATAAACCGGCATTCCGTTGACCACAGAGAACCTGCTTTTTGTATTCTTGTACAGGTTGTCGGTCTGATTCTTGTGCTTCGGGTTCAGCGGGGAGGGCTGGCGATGGACCTGCCAGGGGGTGTCCGTATGCACCCGGATCTTTCTGTGCCTGCGGGCATAGGGATGGTCCATCATCTGCAGGTCACTCAGGGAGTGATCCCGAAGCCCGATGGTGCGCAGCGCAGCTCGCCACAGGATCTCTCCGGCCGCAAGGGTGCCCTCCTCTCCCGCTTCATGGAGCCCCATGCTGGTGTTCTGGAGGGCGCTGATCGTGAAGGTGAGCGCGCCGTTGGAAAATTTGATCCCGACCATGCCCACAGCCTACCCCAAAAGAAAAGGCCCTGCACAGCGGGGAGCTGCACAGGGCCGGTGGGGGAAGGCGCCTGCTACGGATTGGCAGGCGGCGGGAAGGGGGGAAGGGTACCGATAGCGACTGCATCTGCGGTGCCCCCACGGGCCTCCGAGGTGCCGAGCATGGCCATCTCTGGCGCCGCCTTGTCCAGCAGCTCCACAGCCTGCCCATAGAGCTCCACCTTGGGGTGGTGGCCCAGCCGTTCGATGGCCAGCCCATAGTAGGCCTTGGCCAGCCGCCCGTAGAACTGAGCCATCTGCTCAAAGGGCAGGAACTCATCCTGTGCGCACATGCAGGCGCGCTCGAAGCAGACCCGCGCCGTTTCCAGCGCGTTTTCGTTGAGCCAGTACAGGCCAAGGGTGGTCCAGCAGCCCGGATCTGCGGGGTCTTCCCGAAGCTGCATCTCGCAGAGGCGCCGATAGTGGTCCAGCTTCGCCTGCATGGCTTCCGGGGGCTGTGCCAGTCCCAGATTCATCACCTGGAAGGGCGCCTTCCGCAGCACGTTTTTGGCACCCGCTTTCACCAGCGCACGGGTGCTCTTGGCAAAACCCTCATGCACCCGCCCGTAGAAGCGCATGGACTTCTGCTTGTCCAGGCGCGACATGCGGACGTTCTCGGACATCGTGACCGACCCATCGGCATGCCGATTCACGAAGCTGAAGAGCCATCCGAAGGTGGACCCGGCTTCCGCCATGCGCCGGAGCATGATGGGAGCGCCGTAGGGAAGCTGCTCATCAGGATCCATGCAGAGAGCCCAGCCCACCCCGTTCTTCCGATAGAGATCATTGATCCAGTCGATCCCGGCGTTCCGGGCCTTGCCCAGATCATCCTTCAGGGGGTGGTGGATGCAGGTCACATCGAAGTGCTGCAACATCCGGCACATCTCCGCAGAGGGCCCGGTGAAGGACCAGTCCCCCTTCAAGTGGCCCTGTTCGATATCCACAGATCCGTAGTCGTCAGGGGCCCAATTCCCGGTCCAGACCACCACCGCCACGTCTACAAGCCCATGCAGGTGGTCAAGGATCCGCCCGTAGTCATCGGGCTTCTCCTTCTCGTAGGCCAGCATGTGCAGGCCGATCCCGGTATCGGGGTTGTAGGGGGAGAGCACCATCCCATCATCGCGGGTGATGTGGCTGTAGTCGGCACCGCCCACGAGGTAGGGATCCGGATTCGGATCCTGCTCGTTGTAGCGGGCCTCTTTGCGAAGCCGATCCTGCGGACGCATGTAGCCCAAATGACGGAAGCGGAAGCCGGCGGCACGCTTCGCCATCGGGTCCACAGAGGGCACGTTCCCACAGTGCAGCCCGTGCTCTCCAGAGCCTGCCATGATCCGGCGCGGGGCCGCCTGGTTGACGCGGAAGAACCGGTGGCCGCGCATGGCCCCCTTCCAGCTTCCGCCGTCCCCCCAGGGCGCATCCACCCGGTACATGCGCTCGTTCTCCCAGTGGTTCACAAAGGCCACATCCCAGGACTGCACCAGCGGGTCAGGATGCAGCATCATGCGGTTCAGGTGGTCACGGGTGAGCCGGGGCTCCGGTACCTCGTCATGGTCCACCGACAGGATCCAGGTGGCGCCCATCCCTTCGGCGATGCTGAGCAGGTGGTTCCGCTCCGTCCGCTCATTCATCGGCTTCTGCGTCCACCGCTCCACCTTCAGGACCTGTTCCCCGAAAGCGGGGAAGGCGACCCGGTTTCCGGTAACCTTCTGAATCTGACTCCAGATCCAACCGGCCAGGATGTTGGAGTCTTCCGGCGATGCTGCGGAAGCCAGCAGGGCCTGCTTGTCGCTGTCCCGGATCTGGCCGGTCCGGTGCTGGTGCGCATACTCCGCCGTGTCCATCACCCTGGCCATGCGCTCGGTCAGAAGCACGGCGATCCCATCCACCAGGGTACAGACCTTCTGGAGCGATGCCCGGAACATCTCCAGGTCGTAGGGGACATCGAGGCGGACGCGGTAGACCGCGATCACATTGCGCTTTGCAGAGCGGATCGAATCCCGGAACTTGTCGTAGAAGACCAGCCGGTTGCGCATCCCCCGCTCCATCTCGGGAAAGGCGGTGTCAAAGGTCTGGTGCCCGATGTGCCCGACGAAGGTGTCGGCAGCCACCACCGCCCGCCAGCCATTCCGATCCGCACGGACGCAAAGATCGTTGTCTTCGTACCCGGCGATCTTGTAGCGTTCATCAAACAACCAGGAGAATTCCCGATGCTCCTGATCGCCATGCACTTCGGGGGTGTAGGCATGAAGATCCTGCATACACTCGAAGGAAATCCCCAGGCAGAAGCCGGAGAGGAAGGTGGCGGTGATCACCTCGCCGGAGTGCAGCTTCCGCCACATGGCGGCCATGCGCTCCGTACCCATCTGCCCCCACCGCTTCACGTCTTCGGCGGAGACGTTCTGGATCCCGGCCGCGTTGTTGGTCACCGGGCCCACCAGCCCGATCTTGTGGCCGTAGTCGGACATGGCCCGCACCGGGCGCTTTCCGGTGCGATCCGCAGGCTCCGACCAGTCCAGGACTGTCTCAGACTTCAGGGCCGCGTGCATCCCCTGAATCCAGCCTTCCGAAGCCTGAAGATCGTCGTTGTAGAAGATGGTGAGCGCCGGGATCCCCCAGCAGTGCCCTCCCAGCATCCCCAGGGCGACCTTGAGTCCGAGGTTGATCGCGCCGCCGAAGCCCGCAGGCTTGCCGTGATTGTAGATGGACAGCGTACAACCGGGCAACAACTGCTCCTTGTAGGCGGTCCAGATATTGAAGCATTCATCAATGGCTTTTGCGCCATATTCGGGGTTGATCGGGTTGACCGACAGCACGATATGCGTCTTCGTGTTGTCCAGGTGCCGCAGCAGTTGCATGAAGGCGGGCACAAGCACAGGTGGGCTGGCCACCGTCGGGATGATGATCAGGGTTTCATGGTTCGGATCAAAAGGCAAAGGGGACATAGAGGCTCCAAGCCGAGTGGCTTGACCCCATAGTAGCCGCCGGAAGCTACACAGCCCCTTCGCGCCGGTTCACCCGCACCTTCCAGTGATCGGGCTGAAGCCCCCCACCGGTGGTGGGCACCCCTGCCACATCGTAGGTTTCACCGGTATCCAGGGTCACCACATCCCCTTCGCGGGGCTTCCAGGTCTCGTCATAGGCCACCAGCATCACCCCGCCCACCTTCTTCTCGTTTCCGGGCGATTCCTGCCGATAAGAGTTGATCCCATAGTCGCGATAGGACACCGGCCAGCCTTCCTTCAGGGTGGTCGTGTCCACCTGCGGAGACCCGTCGGAACCCACCGCGGTGATCTCAATGGAGGTCGCCCCGGAGAGCGATGTGGTGATCCCGCTTACAGCAGTGAACGCCTTCCAGGTGACCCGGTTTGCGGCTGTGCCCGTCCAGGTCAGCACTTCGGTATCGGCCACCCCATCCACGGTACCCGAGATCGTGACGGTTCCGGTGGGGGTTCCCGAGAGCTGCACCTGCATACAGGATGCCCGTACCGGCTGCCTGGAGGCGGTGTGTGACCCGGCCGGAGTCGCCGCGTCCAGAATCAGCGCAGTGACACGGTACCAGGTGGAAAGGTGGGTAGCGATAGAAAAAATGGTGGACATGGAAGCTCCATATCCACCACTCTATCCTGCTTTCGGATCAGCCCCTACCGAGGGCACCCCAGGCCGGAAGGAGACGGTCTGCGGTCATCGTCCCCAGCCATGCGTAGCCCAGCTTTCCGGGATGGACCTGATCCAGCATCCCTTCCACGGGCAGATCGTGAAAGGGCAGGAACAGCAGCTCATTCTCTGCCGCCACCTCCTCCACCACCCGTGCCGCCTTCGGTAGCCAGCGCCGGGAAGGACGGCCGAAGCCGAGCACCGGGGCCCCGGTGTTGAGGATCGGGGTGGGGGAGGCCAGACACAGGAGCATGGGCTCTGCCTCCTGGCACCAGGAGATCACCTGCTGAAGCAGGATGCCCATTTCTGCGGGGGGCAGACCGCCCCCACGCGCATCATGCAACGGCATCTGCACAATGATCGTCTGGTGGCGCATCATCGGCAGCATCTCCGGAATGCGCCGAAGCACGTCCACCAGCCGATCTCCCTGGTGCCCCGCATTGTGGACCAGAGCCTTCCCCACCAGGGACTGATGAAGATGCTCAGGCCATCCCCGCGTGGAGCGCACGCCGATGGTGGTGGACCCTCCCAGGCATAGGACCCGGCGGCTCATAGCAGCAGCCCCCGCTGAAGCAGCTCATCAGAGGCGCGCCCAAGGTTCTGCACAGACAGATCCGGGTTCTGCTGCAGGAGCCACTGCACATAGGTCTGAAGCCCATCTTCCAGCTTCACTTCGGGTACCCAGCCCAGCCGGCGGAGCTTGGTGGAGTCGCCGATGCAGTGGCGGATGTCTCCCACCCGGTACGCCTGGGTGGGCACGATCTCATCCTTCATCAGCTCCTGCAGCTCCGCCTGCATCTCCCCCCCCAAAGCGACGGCCACATTGGCGTAGATGAGCAGGGCCAGCCGGTAGATCGAAGTCCCCTGCCCGGTGGCGACGTTGTAGACCTCCCCGGGCTCTCCGGCGATCATGATCGCCTCCAGAGCGCGGGCCACATCCGAGACGTGGATGAAGTCCCGCGTCTGCATCCCATCCTCAAAAATCACCGGGGCAAGCCCGCCGATGGCCCTCGTGGCGAAGATCGCAGCGACCCCGGTGTAGGGGTTGGAGAGCGCCTGATCCGGGCCATAGACGTTGAAGAAGCGGGCCACCTTGACCGCCAGCCCCTCCCGCTGCCCACGGGTGCGCCACAGCAGCAGCGCAAGCTCCTCCTGCTGCGCCTTGGACCAGGCGTAGACCGAGGCGGGCCGAAGGGGAAAGCTCTCCGGAGTCGGGACCGGGGCAAGGCCGGGCGGATCCCACTGCTCACGGCTGGGGGTGAAGCCTTCCGGGCGCATCAACTGGTCAGAGAGCAATTCCCGCGTAGAGGCGTCCCCCGCACGGTAGGCGCCCTCCCCGTAGCTGGACATGCTGCCCGCCACGATCACTTCCCGGATCGGATTCCGACCCGCCATCCGATGCAGCTCTTCCAGGGCAAGGGCCATCCGCTCCAGGTAGACCGCCTTCGCCTGCTCCGGAGTCTGCCCCTCTTCCGGGGTCGGAGTCGCATCCTTGATCGTCCGGATCTTCTCCGCAGCGGACTTGATCTGCGCGTTGTAGTCCAGGATCTTCTCAAAAACCCCGGCCGTCCCTGCGACGTTGTTGGCGGTGTAGTCCCGGATCTGGTAGGCAGACTGACCGACCCCCACGGACGCGGCCAGGTGGAAGACCACCTCGGGCGCGAAGCTGTCCAGGGCATGGGAGAAGCCGCCCGGAAGCATGTTGTTGACGCTGCAGAAATACTTCTCCAATTTGGGATGGTCTTCCTGGTAGGAGGGCCAGGAAGGGCTCTTGGGATGCACCTGCGGAAGCAGGCAGTCCAGGGCCATGACATGGTGGCCGCTTTCCAGCAAAGCTTTGCACAGGTGCGAGCCGATAAATCCGGCGCCGCCGGTCACAAGGATACGCATATTCTCTCCTGCCCGTCACCACGGGCGACACGGCTGTATGCCATGCACCCCGATAGTAGCCGGTCAGGAGATCAGGGCTCCTCTCCGGCGATGTGTACATCTTCCGGCCCTGCGGCTTCAGGAGCTGCTTCAGGAGCAGGAGCCCCCCCCGGTGCGGCTTCCGCCGCTGCAGTCGCCCTGGCAGCCTCCAGGGCCGCTTCCAGAATCTTCCTGGCCCCCTTCCGGTTCCGGCCGCCGCACTCCACCTCCAGAGCATGGGAGAGCTCTTCCAGGCTCATGCTGCCGACCGCAGCCTCCAGATCCGCCAGCGTTCCGCCGGCCAGCAGATCGGGCGCTTCAGGCACTGCCGGGGGAGGCTCCGGCATCACCTCCCAGCCATCACGCTTCAGCTTCTGGACGGTGATCCCGCTGCTTGCCTCCACCACAGAAAAGCCTGCATACGCCCCCTCCGTCGGTCGCTGAATACGCAGGTTCTCCCCGTTGTAGATCCCGATGTTGAGATCGGACGGCCTGAATTTTCTGAACAGCTTTGGCATATAGCCCTCTATGAATGGTGCTTGTCTTCGTATCGTGCCAGGATCATCCTGGCTTCAGCAGGTACATCCATCGGGTCCACCTTCACAGAATACCCGTTGGCATCCCGCTCCAGAAGCCCCTGATCCTTGCTTCGGTTGAACATCGCCACCGCCAGTACGGTGGTGGCGTGCTTCAGCTCAAACGGAAGCGTGCCGCTGGTATAGCCGGCGGTATAGTAGACCTCCACCCCGTCGCGCTTCTCTGTAAAGGTGGCGGTGGATTTCAGGCGTACAATCCCTTTTTCCAGGTCCACCCGGTAATCCGTACCAGCCACCATCAGCGTACCATCATTGGTGATCGCCACCACAGAGCCCACCGGGCGGCGCTCCAGTACGATGCTGCCCTGCCCCGGGGAGTAGATCTCCGGGTACTCCTGAATCCCCACCGTCGCCAGAGCAGTCTGCCCAAGCGCCCCAAGGACATAGGAGTTTGCACCTGAAACAAACGCACTGATCGCCGCATCGTGAAAGGTCACGGCTGCGGGGATGCGGAGCGCAGTTTTCAGATCGGCCGTTGCAATGATGGTCATGGAAGGCTCCTATTTCTTCTCTTTCGCCGCTTCTTCCCGCTTTTGCGCACGTCCAAGCGCGGTCTCCAGAATCTTGATGGCCCCGCTGCGGGGAGAAGGCTTCATCCGCTCCGCTCCCAGGGTCAGACGGATCACGATGGAGGACTCCGTTTTTACCGCCCGCTCCAGGGTCACGTTGTCGAGCTCTATCAGCTCTTTGGCACGCAGGACCTCTGGAGAGACCCCCTGTTCTGTGGGGGCACGAACGGGCTCCGCAGAGGGTGCAGGGCCGGAAGGGAGTACCTCCTTCGGGGGCGGTGAAGCAGCAGGCGCCGCGGCCACCTCCTCCTGCCTGGCAGGCGCTTTCGGAGGCTCCGGATCCTTCGCGGCATGCCGACCGGGGGCCGCGGCCCTTCCAGGGGCGATCACGCCCCCCACCGGCTCCCCAAGAGGAGGCAGATCTTTGCCGTCCGCAAGGCGCTTCCGCCGCTCCAGTCCCTGCATCCACAGCTCGGTCACGTCCACCCATCCGAGCTTCGTGATCCGGTCGAAGAGGTACCGGGTGGTGACAAAAAGCATACAGGTATCGGGCTTTTCCCTTGTGGGATGGAAGGTGCTCTCACGCCCCGGTACGCGGTCGGGAAGCGGGAAGTCGTCAGGCCATGCGATGCACAGCGACCTCCGGATCTCTGTCCCGTTCTGCTCCGTGTACTCCACCTTCGGATTCCAATCCGGGCGGAAGACCACAAACTTGAAAGATTCATCTGGTGCCTGCTTTTTAGCCCACATCTCGGACCTCCTGCTGCACCATATCCCAAAAAAAAGAGAGGGGCGCCCGGTTGCCCGAACGCCCCGCACCTGCTCAACTATCTGGAGATCAGCCCGCCAGACCGCACAGCACCGCACCGCCCAGGGTGTTGTCGAGCACCAGGGTCAGGTCGTTGAACATATCCACCTCGTCATACTGGCTGGACTTCTTGGCCAGCGGCATCACCGTCATCGGAGTGAGCTCCGAATAGAAGATGTAGTTGACGTTCACCACCACAATCGCGGTGGTCGCACCGCCAGAGAAGGCCAGGGGCCGCCCGCTGGTGGTGTTGAAGGTCATGGCATCGGGGATGCCGTTGGTTTCGATGATGGGGGCGCCCTGGTAGGACTCCACCTCGAAGCCGCCTTCAATCGCGGTCATGTTCTGGAACCGCTGCTGCGCCTGGAGCGCAGAATTCAGCAGGCGGTGGCCCAACTGGGAGCAGTAGATCCGGAGGCTGGCCTTGTTGGAGCTGCCCTTGACCTTCTGGATCGTGGCGTCCAACTTGGTCAGGTACAGCGCATCGCCGGAAGAGGAGGAGGTGTTGGCCACGGTCTGGCCGGACACCGCACCGATCAGGGTGAGCAGACCGTCAATGCTGGTGGAAGTGACCGCCGAATCTCCCTGGAAGGTCGCAGTCTCCAGGGCCTGCTGCAGATCCTCCGCCTTGCCCACCATCTCCTTGGCGGCGATGTCACCCCAGGTGCGGCCGGTGGCCTGGAGCTTGCGGGTGATCTTGATCCGACCGATCAGGGTACGGAAGGTGAACTTCACCTGGGTCATTCCGCCCTCGGACTCCACCGGCTCGGTGGTGTCGTCGGTCCAGGCTCCCAGGGTGTTCGCAGCGGTACGGCGCACGCTGTAGAAGCCATCCCCAGTGCCACCCTGACGGGGAAGCGTGGAGGTGGCCCCCAACTGCCGATTGGTCAGCAGTTGCAGCACCTTGGAAATGGTGGGCTGAAGCAGGACCGCGCCCGCTCCACTGACGGTGAGGGAACGCTGGAAGGCGTCGCGGGCACCCTGATCAAAGTTTTGAAAGTTGAGGTCTTCCATAAAAGCTCCGGAAGCAGAAGGATGTCTGAAGGATGGTCAAGAAGGATCAGGCCGCTACCGCAGCAGCCTTCCACTCACGAAGAGTGCCGTCGGCATTGGCGGCGTCGAAGATGTCCCGCAGCATGTCGGGGGCGGCATCCTTGGCTTCCGCCAACCGGACGGCAGCCTCGCCGCCCTTGGCCCGCAGGTTGACGCTCAGGTGGCCCTGGATGCCCTGGATACCCTGCTCCGGGTCACCGGAGATCACCCGCACCAGCATCGGGGCCTTGCCCTCTGCCTTGGCGCGCTGCACCAGCCCTTCAATCCCGGCCTTGTTGAGCGCCCCGGTGGGGGCACTGCGCCCGCCGGCGGAACCGCTGCGGACCCCGGAAGCGTTGATGTGCGCCATCGCACGTTCCAAATTGGCGGCGCGGTTGGCTTCGGCCTGCAGCTTGGCGCGGACCTGCTCAATGGTCTCGCCAGCGGCAGGAGCAGGAGTGGTGGTGGAGGAGGCAGCGGCAGCAGGGGCAGCAGCAGCGCGGGCATCCAGCGCAGCGTTCACGCTGTTTCGCACAAGTTCGGCGATCTGTTCGGCGGTCATAGAAAACTCCGTGGGGGTGGAACGGGTGGCATCATCTGCCGTAGTGGTGATGGGAGCGGCTTCCTCCTCCGTAGAGGGGGCCGCATCTTCCGGGGGAGCAGGAGGGGGTGCAGAATCTTCGGACGTGACAGGAGCCTCTTCTGCAGGAGCCTCCGCAGCAGGAGCAGCAGCGGGGGTGGCAGGAGCACCGTCCGTAGAACGCGCTGCATATGCGTCCCGTTTGCTGCGGAAGGCATCGGCAGGGATGGACCGCAGCAGGCGAAGCCCCATGCTGTCCGGGTTGGCCGGGTTCCGCACCACAGCAAGGTGGTCAAGTTCCAGCTTCTCCACGATGATCCGCTCGATCTCGTACTCGTCATTGGGCTTCATAATGTAGCGGATCTGCAGGAAGTACCCGCCGATGGACAGGCCGATCTCCTGGCCACGCTCCAGACGATTCTTGAGCTTCTTGCAGGATTCCTCTACCAGATCCAGATCCATGATGGTGCGCAGCAGGTAGCCGGGCTCCGTCGCATCCGCAGGGGCAGCCACCGCAGCGCGCTCAAGCTCTGCGCTGACAGTCTTCCCCATCTGATCATCCCAGCCGAGTCCAGATACCCAGCTACCGTGCGAAGGGAAGACCCCCACGCCCCTGCCGAATTGGAGTCCAAGATCCTCCAGGCACCCCTTGGACATCTCGGTACCGTACCAGTCCTGGGAGGTGGACGATGCCACCCCTTCCAGCCGCATGATGCCCTCTGCAGGAGCAGCAATCGCGCCGGCGGCCCGCGTCTCGGGAGTCTCGGTACCGGGTGCCCTGGCAGGAGCCTGCCGGTAGTGGAAGCCGAGCTGCATCCGCAGTTGACCTGAACGGCAGGAAAGAACAAAGTTCTTCCGCCCATCCACCATCTCTACAGACGCCGTGTCCATTGCCCGTTGCAGGGCCTGACGTAGCGTGTCTTCGGTCACTGGATCCATCCAGAGGCTCCTTTCATCCATAGGGTATATGGAGCCCTTCTATGCGTCAAGCGTCGGAAGATCGGCTAACGTCCTGCCACTTACGGGAGCAAAGCCCGGCTACGTTGCGGACATGGCCGGAGGAGACCCATCCGACCGATGCACAGGGCACCCGCACCCGGCCCGGTGGGCAACTCCACCTGCACTCCGCACCTCTCCGGCCAGGGAGATCGCCTTCCCGGTCTTCACTTCTTCCGCCGTCCAGTACACGACCACGCATCGGCAGCGCCCCCTGCATTCGGTGTTTCCACCGGGCTGCACTGTCATCTGCGAAATGGGCCTGAAACCTTTGGTACCCTGATTCGTACAGGTGGGGCAACGGGCTGCATCCTCCACAGATACCCATTCAAACCACCACTCCGGCGATGTGTCGGTTTTCGGGTCAGGAGCAGCCACCAGCATGGATTCTCCCATGCCGGACTGGAAAATCTCGTTGGCCAACTCCACCAGACGGCCAGACCAGTTGGAGATCCGGTACTCCTCCGAATCGAAGATCCGGCGGATGGTTCCCAGGATCAGGGCCACATCCACCCCCTCCAGAACCGCCGTGGGGTCCACATCCACCGCACGCCTGGCACGGGCCATCCCAAGAATAACTTCCGTCACCTGTTGGCGGATGTCAGCAATCAGCCCCTTCGGCTGCACCAGATAGTTGGTGACCCGCACATGGTAGGTATCTGCCCGCTGCTGCCAGTCCTCCACCACCTGGACACCGGAGAAGTGGACCGCGGCGTCCCTGCCCAGCCGTGCCACGCCCCGGTAGATGGGCTGAGTCACGTCAGACCAGTCCACCGCCAGCTTGTCCAGCGCGGTATTCACCCTTCCAAGCAGGGCCGGGAGTTCCTCATTCGTGACCTTCCCATCCTTCAGAGAAGCCCGCACATCTGCGGTGACTTCCAGCCTTGCCCGCCGATACAGCGGCGCCACCTCCCTGCCGTAGCGGGTGATCTGCTCTCCCAGAGCTGGGAGATCCAGGGTCCGCATCCCCTTGAATTTTCCAGACGGCTGCCAGTCGGAGGGCAGATCCGACCGCTGCTGGTACGCCGAAGTCGGCTCATGGTCGGAGCCCACCAGGATGGACAGCAGGCTCCACGGGCGGGCGGAGAGCAGGACGACAGGCTTTCCGGCATGCACAGGCTCCACCACCCGCTTGCGGGCCTTCCTGGCCCTGGCCACCAGAGCCTTGCGCGCGCGCGGCTTTGCGTCCGCAGGAGCCTCCTCCTCCGAGGTACCGGCTTCCGGATCCTCCACGCCTCCACCATCCTCCTCCCCATCCTCCTTCATGCCGGGCTTTCCGCCTGCACCATCCTCCTCTTCTGCATCCTGCCCCTCCTCTTCTGGCTCCTCCATCTCCATCTCCTCATCCTCTTCAGGGGGGATGGCGACATCCACCAGCCGCAGGTAGCCCGCACCGGACTTGATCAGGGGCACGTCCCCGCCCTCCACAGGCGCAAGCTTCCGGATCGCGCGCCGCTCGTTCACGGTCAGAATCCCGCGATCAAAGTCCGATGCGTCCTTCCTGGCATCGTCCAGCATGTCTTTGGCGCTGGACTTCAGATCCAGGTTGAACCTGAACCGCACCAGCGCGGCCAGTGCGGGATCTCCCACCACCAGGGGCAGCGTGCGGGCGTTGATAAGTGCCTGTAGCTGCTCCAGGATAGGCGAAATCAGCCCGGAATCCTGTGCCGTCACCTGCACTTCGGCCGTCGCGCGCGGGGTCGCCTCGGTATCGCCCATGCTCACCGGCTTGACGCCGAAGACCCGCCATACCGTGCGGCGGACCTCCTTCACCACCCCCAGCATGTCCAGGTCTTTGGGGGTATGCCGGAGCTCCACCCAATTTGCGGAAAGACCACCTGGATTATTTGTGGTCAGCACCCGCAGTTTATGATCCTGACCCTTCATGTTCCGGATCGACTCCACGGCCCGGTCAGCAGCGACCCCCGCGATCCCGGCCAGTACCAGGATGCCGGGCGGAACCTCGTCCGAATCCATCGCCAGCATCAGGTGCCTGCTCTGATTCAGCAGCGTCATCGTCTCGTAGATGAGGCTTTCAATCAGCGGAAGCCCGCCCGGAGCCGTCGTGTTCGGGAACAGGTTCATGTACAGAATCTGCTGCGGGTCGAAGTACACGGCGCCACCGATGGCGTTCTGCTGCCGATACCCAAGCAGCCGCTGGTACTGGTCAATGTCCTGCAACACATCGCAGCCGCGAAGCGCCACAATCTCCACCAGCTTGCCTTTCCGGTCCAGGACATGCTCTGCGGCCATCGAATCATAGACCAGCAGGTCCCTGCACATCTTTGATACCAGAACTTCCCAGGGCTCCCCGTCTTTATTCGGGCCCTTCAAAAAGGTCTGTGCATCGGCAGCGATAGTCATCGCCCGCTCGTAGCGGGGATCCTTCGGGTCCACAGCCGACTCCACGCACCAATCCCAGGTGGAGATCTCCCGCACAATAGCGTCTACACATGCGCGGATTTCTCCGCATGTCCGGTAGGCCGCCCACAATTCCTGATTCGACAAAAGCCGCTGCTGCTCTGCGTAGCGGATGGGTACTGCGCCCGTCGCAAGTACGGAAAACGACGCTTTCCCCTGACGTTCCCGCACATGGACGGAGCTGCCTGCTTCCGTCAGAACCCCGCTACGTCCCTTGTACCGATGCGCGTCCACATAGAGTACCGGCGGACCGGCCTGAAGCGTTTGACTCACAGCAACTCCCGTCTACGGGTATGAGCCTATCCCGGAAAATTGGGGTATGGGAAGGCAGAGCTTCTGGAGGGACCGTGGCAGATGAAGGCCTGCGATTGATCGAAGTCGAAAGGCAACTGCGCGATCTGACCGAAGAAACCATCCGAACCGGAGAGCGGGCTATCGCAGTCGCCACCGTGGTCGCTGCCGACCGCGCCGAAAATCAGCGGCATCGTGCGGATACGCAGAATGCTTTGGCTGTCTGTACCACAAAGCTGGCTACACTTCTGTCCGAAGTGCAGGAGCTTCGGGCACAGCAGTCCCGCCTCATCGCCGCGCATGAAGCTGCCAAAAACGAGACGCTGCTGTCCCGCGTGGAGCGGATCTCAGGCTCGATCACATGGCCGGGAGTGGTCCTGATCCTTGGGCCTGTGTCCATCCTCATCATCATCTTTGATAATCAGATAAAAACCTTCATTATTTCCATTGCGCAGGTGGTATATGGTCATTGAGATCTCCTCTCCTCCATCGTCGCCTACCGCTGCCAGGCTCGCAGATGGCGACCCCTGGACCCGGCTCATCACCCTCGCTGCCGACCCGCAGGCGTCCACGTCGGAGCTCAGGGCGGCGCGCGAGTGCGCTGAGCGTCCGTCTCCGCTCACATCTTTCCCCGGAAGTACCCATGCTTGAATTTGAAGGCGATACTGACATCAACATCCTGCCCGCATTCCACCTGTGCGCCGGTCCAGGCGGCCCCGGTCAGGGCCATGTGCTCCGCCTGCACCAGATCAACCCCAAGGTGGACACCCAATCGCAGCCGGTCCCGTGGGGCGTCTGGCGCCAGCTCGTGATTGCAGCTCGGGAGAGCCAGCCCGCCTTTGCTGCGCTGGCCCTCGCCACCTGGGGAGCATGGTGGACGCAGGAGATCGTGGGCAGGAATCTGGAGGAGGTCTCCCGCCTCGCAATCCAGAAGTACATCCCCCTGGGAGTGCCCGTCCCCTAAAGCCGACCGAAGCACAGCACCTGGATGGCGACCACGATCCGTCGCCACCAGGGGAGCTTCATCGGAAGCGGGGCAGGATGCACAGGGGGTGCAGCAGGACCACCGGCCACATCCCGCCTCGACTCCACCACCAGCCCGCTGCGCACCGCTTCCGCCAGCATGGAGAGCACCGCGGCGAGCTGCCGCTCGTGCTGTGCCTGGATGGCACAGAGCTCCTGCGGAGAGGCTTTCCCCACCGCATCTGCGCGCTCTAAAGCCTGCCTGGAGACATACAAAAGATAGGTGACAAAGCCTGTTTTTGTCATGCGTTCTGATACAGGTGGGGTATCGACACGTCCAGATTCAGGCATCGTAGAACCCGCCCATTCTATCGTGCATTTCCTGTGCCACGCGCTCGTAGGCGTCCGCATGGCGGAAGTGGTCGGGATCGTTGCCCTCTGACCAGATGATCCTCCCCCCGGAAGCGTCCAGCATCCGGGTGGGGGCCCGCATCTGCTCCACAAAGCCGAGTACGGTCCCCACATCGGAGGGGAAGGTACGATGCCCGGCGTTGATTTCATCCAGGGTACAATCCAGCAATTGGGTACGGTCCACCGTGACCACGCGATCATCGTAGCTGATGGTCAGCCCGAAAGCCTCCACCCCGACACGGGGAGAGGGATGGTATTGCACCAGCCAGACCTCGCAGCCCCCTTTGTTGATGAAGTGATCGCGTAGCTCCTGGCACTTCCTGGTTTCCGGCCTCGCATCAATAGCGATCACCTCCACATTGTACTGCCGTTGGAGCTCGATCAGATCCTCAAAGGCGGCCACGGTGCAGATGCGCCTGCCGATGCGACGGTACCCGGAAGGCGTGTCCGCTTTTTCCAGCACAGAAATACAGACATTCAGCAGAGAGCCCACATCAACGCCCATGATCACGGTCTGCTTCTTGTACTCCTCCCCACCCGTCCAGTCCGTGGGAGGCGCGGTGGACGCTTTTTCCAGCATCGCAGCGGTGACCTTCGCGCCCGCATCGTCCCTGGGTAGGCCAAGCACACCAGCCCAAAAAGCTCCCAGGCGCGTGGGAGAGCCCTGTGCCTTCACCCATTCTGCGTAGAATTTGCGAAGGGGTTGGAGCTCCTTTGCAGAGGGGAGCACATCCAGACGCGAGATCAAAAACGAGGGGGTCTCCCCGGGGGCCTCAGCTATCCAGGCAGCTCCATCCACAGACCGCTCAAAGACCCGCTTGCAGCGTCGGCAGACAGGTCGGAGATCTCCCAGGCCGGGATCCATCGCGCGCTCTGCGTCTCTGGGGATCCAGTGCCCGGCGTCCGACCTTTTTACGATGTTGATCTCCCAGTCTAAAGGCTGCCGCTCATTGCAATGTCCGCACTTCACATTCCATTTTGCGCGGCTGCCCTCCTTCCAGAGTTGGTGGATCCCCTCGCCGGGGGAGGAGGGATTCGAGACGGTGAAGATCTGAGGGTGCGGAGACTCGCGCACCCGGTCTCTGGCCTTGGCCACGTTCTTCAGATCGCATTCATCATACTCGTCAATCACGATGGTATCTGCGGAGAACTCCAGGAAGTCTGAAGCTGTATTGGAGCCCAGAAAGAGGATCGACCCGGTAGGTCCAAACCGCTTCTGCTTCAGGTTGCCCTTGCTCTGGATCTTCGCGCCTTCTGCCGCCCCTGGAGCCTTTGCCCGGTAGGCAGGAACCTCCTGGATCAGCGGGTCGATTCGTCCTGAAACAAAGCGTTCGGATGTTTTGTACTGCGGAAGTACATACCCGCAGATTCTTCCTCTCCATCCAGAATCGTAGAGCACCTTCTGAATCAGCAGCTCTGAAATCCCGGTCTGGGGTGCCTTGCAGAAGCTCGCCTCTTTGAGCTGATCCAGGAAGGCGTAGAGCGGAATGAGGTACGGCTTGTCGGCAAAGGACATCGCCTCGCGCCTGACATTCTGATGCAGCGCCCTTGCGACTCCCAGCAGGGGATAATGCGTGTGCATGTAGACGCACACTCCAGCATGGAGCTCAAGAGCGCGCTGTTGTTCTGCTTCGGTCAGCATGGGAGCAACATATCAGATCGCAGCGGAAAGCAGCCCGGCGACTCCCAGGCCGGAGGAGGCACGGCGGGCCATCCGATGCGCCCCCTCCTTCCGCACCAGGGCCTGCAGGGCCTGCACATCTTCCGGCCTGGCCACCACCACCTGCACCTGCATCCCTTTGGCACATAAACCCGCCGCATGTGCGGCAAGATGCCGGACCTCTTCCGGCCACACCTGCGGAGTGGACAGCAGGCGCTTCATGCCCGCAAGGTCAGCAGAGATCCTGGGAGACAGGATCACATAGGAGGCAGGGTACTCCCGCCCCATGGCGCCCTCGTAGGCCCGAAGCGCCTCCAACATGGCCAGAAGCCACTGCACCCGCGCTGCCCACAGTCCAGGCCAGCCGAACGCCAGTCCATGCAGGGGGCCGCAGTCACCGGGGATGCTCCCGTCCACAGGCTCTGTCCCCCAATAGCAGGCCCAGCTTTCGGAGATGCAGTGGATCACCAGGGGATTCTGCGGGTCCACCTTCATGCCTCCCCCACAAGCTCAGGGACATGGAAAAACTGGCAGTCCATCGGGGATGGTGCGCTCCCGCACTCTTTCTGCCACGCCGGGAAGACCTCGCAGGCGGTATTCAGCAGGACCGGCACCGCAGCGCCGATATTTTCGGCGTACTGCTCGATCATTTCGGCCACCCTGTCAGGGTTACGGCAGGGAGGCTTGCGCATCTGCCAGATCACGACGGACGGGCAGAAACGATCCTGCGTCGGATTCTCGAAAACGTGAATCCAGACCCGCTCTTTCTCTGCCAGGAAGTTTTTCGCGGCAGAGTTGACCGAGTGGGTCGGTCCCAGGAAGATCTCAGCGGGCAGCACATCGCAGCAGAGGGACAGCCCCGTATGCGTGCGCATGACAGCGTACCCATCGGAGTATTCCTCATTGCAGAGGAAGAAAATCGTACCCACCTGGAGGCTTTGGACAAAAAGAATGGGGCTCACGACATGAACCCCATCAAAGACTGTTCCGCCTTCAGCTCTCCCGCCACCAGCTTCACCACCTCGTAGCGGTGGCCGCTCTCCACATGCTCCACGAGCTGCACCCGCACCCCCACCTGATGCAGAACCAGGCGCTTGGTGGGGGAGGCCTTCGCCACCTCCATCATTTTTTCCAGCTCTTCCACAGACAGCACCATGCGCCGATCCGTGGCGTCCCCACCATACTGGTGGTCTGCCAGGATGCGGAGATCGGCACGGGTGGTGATTCCGGGCATGGGCTTTTTGCGCCAGCCCAGAGCGGCCAGGGGAAGGATTTTATCGGGAGTGGGAATGGACATGGGTGCTACCTCTCAACGCTCTCATAGTAGCTCTCAGGGGCAGCCACAGGGCCGGAAATGGACCTGCCGCAGCCGGAACGGATGCAGATTCCGGGGGGCTGCCGGGGGCAGCATCCTAAATAAGACCCCCACAGCTATAGGGGGTTCTTTTGCGACATACCCATATCGGCCTCGAACGTTAACTATACCTGAACCGCTCCGCAGCCGAAAAATCGGAGCGACCATAAGCCTCGCGGCTACTATATGCGCATGGCACCTCATACGAGATTCCCCGCAGTCGCTTCCCAGCCCCCTGATCCACCCGGCCCGGCCCTGTTCCGGCCACCGGTGCAGATCACCCCGAAGACGCTCTACGACCTGCCCCTGACGATGGAGGCACGGGCGATCATCGATTCGGTGACCGACTGGAAGATCCTTCAGGAGACCCTGCGGATGGAGTTGCAGCGGCCACTCCAGAAAGAGCGGCGCATTGCCCACCTGCGGCGCCGGGTGGACACCCTGAAGGCGATGGGCGGGCAGATGCCCACCAGCCAGCAGGGCCTGCCTGTGGCCCCGCTGGCCGTACCGCAGGAGCAGCAGCCGACCTGTGCCACCAGGCCTATCCCTGTGGCCCTGCCCGCCTCCATAGAGCCCCTGAACCTGGATGAGCTGCTGCCGATGGTGGGGGTGGACGACTGCACCTCCACGGTACCGGACATGGGGGAGGCGGCGTATGCCCGGCTGGTGGTGCAGGCGATGCGGAGCGGGAATGCGCGGGTGCTTGCGGCACTGATCCGCACCGGACGGGTGCGCGACTACGACGCGGAACGGGTCGCATCTGGGATTATTTCCGCCTGTAAGGATGGAGAATCCTGGGAGATCGCGCAGCAGGTGGCGTTGTTTGGGGGTGTATCTTGACCTCCACCGCAGAACGTATCGCCGCGCGCTACCCCACCACTGCCGAACTGCTTGCGTTGTACCCGCGCATTCAATTCCCATGGACTGCCAACGACCCCTTCCATGGGCAGGTGAGTTTACAGTCCGACTACAGACTGGACGGCGAAAATTTCGAGGTGGCCGACGTCTGTAACGGCGACGTGGCCGAATACATCGCTGCCCTTCCCGCGATCCACGCTGCGCTGATCCGCGAGGCGGCAGAGGTTGTTCGCTTGAAGGCCGAGGTCGAGGAGCAGGGGCTGCTGTGGGCTGTGCATGCACACCTCCGCTCTGAATGCGGACCCTACCGGCCGCGGCCGGCTCGCTTGGACCCGTACCGCTCCCTCTTCGGGCGCCTGTCCGATGCGGAGATCGCCCGGAAAGCGGGGGTGCATCGATCGGTAGTGGGCGGAATGCGGCGTCGGATGGGGATTGCTGCAGCTGGAGCGCGCCCGTGATCGGCTACGCTTCCCGCACCGGCACCCGCCGCAACCTTCGCGCCTTGTATTTGGCAGGCTGGCGGCAACTTTTAGCCCCGGGCCAGCACCCCACCCACACACACGGGTGGATGCTGGACAACGGCGCGTGGAGCGCCTTTCAAAGCGGGCAGAGCTTCGACGGCCCAGCCTTCATTCGGCACGTCACTCTCCATGGTCGGTACGCCGACGCTGTGGTGACCCCCGATATCGTGGCCGGTGGTCTCGCTTCGCTGGAGTTGTCCCTCTGGTGGATCCCGAAGCTCTACTGGGCTTGCGTGCTCCAACTTCTCCCGGTGCAGGATGGGATGGAGCCCCACCATGTAGCTCCCCACCTCGAATCCATGGGGCGGCGCTGGAGTCGGCCGCACCAGCGCCACGTCGCCCCCGTCGGAATTTTCGTGGGCGGCTCGACCGAGTGGAAGGAGGCCACCCTCGGGGTGTGGGGCGAGCTGGCACGGCGCTACGAGTGTCTCCTCCACGTCGGCCGCGTCAACAGCGCGCGCCGGATCCAGCTCTGTAAAGATGCTGGCGTAGACAGCTTCGACGGCACCTCGGCGACCCGGTTCAACTCCACCCTCCCACTGCTGGATGGTGCCCGTCGGCAAGAGTCGCTCCTGCTCCCGCGCGTCTCCTCCTGCGCTTTCTTGCAGGAAAGCGCATGAATCTCTTTTCCTGCGCGCTTTCTCCCAGAAAATTCCCACTTTCCGGGAAAATTGGACCGGATCTTTCCCACTTTCCGGGAACCGACTCCCGGGCTTCGTCCGCTTTCCGGGAGCTTCGGAAAGTGAAAGAAAGCGATTTTCTTGGACCAACCGCCAGATTTGGAGCATGACAACACCATGAAAGAACACCCCATCCTCTTTTCCGGCCCCCTTGTTCGGGCCATTCTCGACGGACGAAAAACCCAGACGCGGCGGCTGCTGCGGGTGCAGCCTGACTTTTCCCAGTTGCTGTACCCATCGCGACAGAGCAAGCGCAGCCGTGCCTACGACGGGGAGGCACACTTCCGGCGCGGGGTAGTGGCGGACTTCGCGCCCTGGAAGGTAGGGGATCGGCTTTGGGTGCGGGAGGCTTGGATGCCCGGCTACGACCACCAGTCGGTAGATCAGGGCGACGACAAGAGCATCTGTGAAGTTATTTATCGTGGCCCCAATGATGTCAACGTCAGCGAATTTCGGCCCGCGCCGGATGACGTCGCAGAGGAGTGGAGCCGGACCTACTCTGAGGATGGTGACGACGATCCCCGGTGGCGCCCCTCCATCCACATGCCCCGGTGGGCGTCTCGGATCGACCTGGAGGTGACTGAGGTGCGCGTCCAGCGCCTTCTGGAACTCACCGAGGAGGATGCGCAGGCGGAGGGCGTCCATGGACACCCCCTGGGCAGAGCCGCGCTGGACGCTAACGGCACACACAAAGGCGCCTTTCTGGCCGTCTGGGAGGCCATCAACGGCGCCCGCCCCGGCGGTAGTATTGCGCACAACCCCTGGGTCTGGCCTGTCAGTTTCAAGCGGGTGCAGGGATGAACGCCCCGGTTATACTTCAGTCCCCCCAACTTGCCTTT